ATTATGCCCAATGGTGCAATTCTTATTATTAATACCAGATATCATTATGATGATCTCTGTGGATGGTTATTAAAACAAGAAGAGAATTCTGAATATGAAACAATACCTTGGGAGGTCATTCGCATACCTGCATGGCTAGATGAAGAAGCTGCAGAACTGTTACAGTTACCAGAAGGATCATCATACTTTCCTGAATGGAAACCTGATGAATATTTACGTATAGATGAATCAGAAATAAAAGCATCTAATGGTTCCAGATACTGGAATGCCCTCTACATGCAGAATCCCACACCTGATGAAGGGGGATTAATAAAAAAGAATTGGATTAAATGGTGGGAATTTGATGAGCCTCCTACTTGTGAATTTATTGTCCAAACTTATGATACAGCATTCTCCACAAAAACTACAGCAGATTATTCAGTAATACAAACATGGGGAATCTTTTCTATGTTTGAAGAAGATGAATTAGGTATTGAAGGGTATCAACCTCATATGATCCTATTAGGAAATATGCGAGGACGATATGAATATCCTGAACTGCGTAGAATGGCACAAATACTTTATGATGAGTTTCGACCTGATGTATGCATGGTAGAAAAGAAAGCAAGTGGACAATCATTAATACAAGATATGCGTAGGGGTGGATTGCCTGTTCAAGAATATACACCTGATAGAGATAAAGTAAGTCGAGTATATGCAGCATCTCCTATGATTGAAACAGGAAAGGTTTGGATTCCAAAAAATAAACCTTGGGCAGATGATTTACTAACCGAGATGTTACAATTTCCTAATGCTGCACATGATGACCAGGTAGATGCCATGACAATGGCAATACATTATATGAAGGAATCCTGGCACTTAACACACCCTGAAGATCCCTATTTTGATGATGATAATAAAAAAAATAAAAAAAGAGTTGCATATTGGCGAGTTTAATGGTATAATAGTAATATAAATACATAGGAAGGTATAATGGATGAATTGTCTACATTTGACAAATCAAAAATCTTTACAGAATACCCTCCTCAAAATGAAATTGAACAATACGATCCTAACATTACAATCTATTTAAAACTTGAAAAAGAAAAAGAAAAAGAATGCCAACCGAAGAACAACTTTACAGATCTATGAAGTATGGAGTAGGTCCACAAGATGCAGGACAGAAAGGCTCTTGGAAAGATGTTGCTACATTTGGAGCAGTAATGAGTCCAGGTTCTGATATAGCTAGAGAAGTTGGTATATCAAAATTAGAACCAACTATCTCAGAAGATATAAAAAATAAAAGATGGATGGATGCATTATTAAAAACTATAAGTACTGCAGGAGATGTAGGTACAGGCACAGGTGCTGTAATGATGGCTACAGGAGCTGGTGCAGTTCCAGGAGCAGCAGTAATAGGTGCAAGTCAATTAGCTAAGTTAGCTGCTAAAGCTGCAAGAAAAGCTAAAGTACCAGATAATCTATCTATTAAAATTTCAAATAGTGATAGATGGGATAATGCCTTTCAACGTACATATGGACAAGGTAAAGTAGAAAGTGCGTATAAAAAAAGAATAAAACAAATAGAGAAAGCTAATAAAGATGGAAAAAAAATAAATGATTATGAATTAAAACTTCCAGACTCAGAAACAGTATTAGTAGAAAATGTAGCTTTAAATCCAAAAATATTAAAGAATGTACAAGGTGTACATGGAGAACATATAGTTAGAGATTCAGGACAAAAATTAAAAAGACTAGAAAAAAATATTAAAGAAAAAGGTTATAAACAAAAAGATCCTATACAAATTTATGTTAGAGAAGATGGAACACCTTTTATAAATGAAGGAAACCATAGAGTTGCAGAAGCTATAAAAAATAATCGACCAATAATAAATGCACGTATTCATTATAAAGGGGGATCAGAAAAAATTGAAGGACCTTTAAATCCTTTTAAGATTTTACCTGAAGAAAAAGCTACAGATATTAGTACATCTTTAAATATTTCTGCAGAAGATTTACCTGCTTATAATAAATTTAAAAATTATTTAAATACTTTACAAAATAAAATTCAATCATTATTAAAAAAAAATAAATTAATTGGTAAAAACAAAGCTCCTCCTCCTATACCTGGTCATACAAGAGTTTACCATGGCACAAGATCTCCAAGGCATGAAGATCCTATATATGGAAAACAATCTGTTTTATATGTTACACCAGACGTAAAAACAGCAGAACAATTTTCAGAAATAGGATTAACAAGAAAACACCCAGAAAGAATTTATCCATTAAAAATAAAAACTAATACTATAAAAGAAAAAATATTTGATCCTTCTAATGAAAAACATTTGAAAAAATTAAAAGAAAATTCTAAATTTCAAGAATATATAGAGGATCAATTAATACATGATCAAGACTATTTAAAAGATAATATAGGAAAACCTATTAAAACTTTTACTGCTTGGTTAAAAGAATTTAAAAAAAATACTTATTATAATAATAATTATAGTGATGAGGGAGTAAATGTTATAACAACAACATTAGAAAAATCAAAAGAAATACAAAATATTTTAAAAAAATTAGGATTTGATGGTTTTACAATAATAGAAGGTAATTCAAAAAATATAGGATTATTTTTAGATAAAGATACAGGTGGTAGTAAAATATTAAAATCTGTATTTGAAAAAAACCAAGGGGGAATGATCATGCGTGATCCATATAAGAGAGAAGAGAGGTTTATATAATGGCAACAGAAAGAAATCCATTTGAGCAGATGCCAGAAGATACTCCAAGTGTAGTACCTATGGAGCCTGTTCAAGAAACAGAAAGTACTGAAACGACTTTTGAATTATCAGATGATGGGGGAGTCATTGTTAATTTTGATCAAGAAACAGAAATAGAAGAAGAAGTATCTGCAGAAGAATGGTATAGTAATATTGCAGATAAATTAGATGATCAAGCTTTAACAAATATTGGACATGATGTATTAGATAATTTTCAAGCTGATAAAGATTCCAGAGGCGATTGGGAATCTATGTTTGAAAGAGGTTTTGATTTATTAGGATTAAAACTAGAAGATGCTAGTGAGCCTTTTGAAGGTGCATGTACAGCAGTTCATCCACTATTAATAGAATCTGCAGTAAAGTTCCAAGCAAAAGCTTCACAAGAATTATTTCCATCTGGTGGTCCTGTAAAGGCACAGATACTTGGTAAACAATCTGTTCAAAAACAAGCACAAGCTAATCGTGTTCAAAACTTTATGAACTATCAATTAACAGAACAGATGCCAGAATACTTTGATGAATTTGAAAGAATGCTTTTTCATTTACCATTAATAGGTTCTGCCTTTAAAAAAGTTTATTATGATGGAAACTTAGAAAGACCTGTAGCAGAATTTATTCCTATAGATCAATTTTATGTTTCCTATTATGCATCAGACTTACGTAAAGCTGATAGATATACTCATATAATATATAAAAATCCAATAGATATGCAAAGAGATTTAGATTCTGGTATTTATTCAGACGTTGAATTACCAGAAGCAAGTAATCCAACACCAACATCTTTTGCTTCTAAAATGGATACAATACTTGGTATATCTCCTACAGGTAATTCTGATCCTCAATATGTTTTATTAGAACAACATGTTCACTTAGATATACCTGATCCTGAAACAGAAGAAGGAGAATATGCTCCGTATATCGTAACAGTTGAACAACAATCAAGACAAATATTAAGTATTCGTAGAAATTATAAACCTAACGATCCAAGAAAAGAAAAGAGAATACACTTTGTACACTATAGATTCGTTCCTGGATTTGGGTTTTATGGTCTTGGTCTTATACACTTCTTAGGTAATTTAACTATGACAGCTACAGCAGCAATGCGTAATCTCGTAGATGCTGGGCAGTTCTCAAATTTACCAGGAGGTTTTAAGGCTAAAGGAGTAAGGATGGTTGGTGACAATGATCCGATTGCTCCAGGTGAGTTCAAGGAGGTTGAAGCAACTGGTATAGATCTCTCAAAGGCTATTATACCTCTCCCTTATAAAGAGCCTTCCTCAACGCTATACAACATGCTACAATTTGTAACTACTGCTGGGCAGAAGTTTGCAGACAGTACAGAACAAATAGTTTCTGATGCTGCCTCCTATGGACCTGTAGGAACTACTATGGCTTTAATAGAAGCTTCTAGTAAGTTCTTTTCAGGAATTCACAAAAGACTACACAAATCTCAACGTAATGAATTTAAAATTATTGCAGAAATAGATCATGATTATTTACCTGTAGAATATCCTTATGATGTTCCAAATGAAAGTCGAAGTATTTTCAAAAAAGATTTTGATGGTGCTGTAGATGTTATACCAGTAAGTGATCCAAATATTCCAAGTAATGCTCATAGAATGATGTTAGCAAACATGGCATTACAGATGGCACAACAATCTCCCCCAGGAATGTTTAATCTTGAAGCATTAAATAGAACAATATTAAATGCTGCTAATATGCCTAATATGGAAGAGATACTACCACCAGAACCACAACCACAACCAATGGACCCTGTATCAGATATTACAGCAGCAACAAAAGGTATACCGATTGGAGCATTTCCAGGACAAAACCATGATGCTCATATACAAGTAAAGATGGCATATCTTCAAGATCCTATGAATGGTGCTAATCCAGTAATGCAAAGATTACGTCCAGTTCTTGAAGCAAATGTACA